GGGCCGTCCTCGGGCAGTGAGCCCTCAAGAAAGACCACACTTTCACCACCACTTAATTGGGCCTTGACATTCCACGGGACAGCAAGGCCAGTAATTTGACGCGACGGTTCACCATCAGCGGACGCGTCCAGCGTGATCTGTTGAGCGGTCAATCTAATCATGAATATTCTTCCTCGCGGTTTCCTGAATCAAAAGCGGGTTCGCGCTCAACATTTCCTAGATCGTTTTCGTACACATAGTCGGAAACATCAAATTTGACGTAGCGTCCACGGGGCAAAAGTTGGTTCATTGACAGAGTCTGCTCAATGGCATCTAAATATTGTTTGGTGCCAAACAAGTAAAGATCTTGGCGTGCCTGTTGCGCGTTCTGGTAGGTGTAACCCTGAACGCCAATACCGAGCAAATAAGCAGGTATTCCAGTGGCCCGAGACAGTTCTAGCGACTGGAATTGACGCGACTCAATCAGTTGCAGTTTGTTCGGGTCACTGGAGAACTCTTTAAAAGTGACGACGCTGTTAAGTGCGCCAATGGCACCAACTTGTCGAGCGTTACGCCAAGCAGCTGCAAGTTCGGAAAGATCTTCGGCTGACATTGGTTCGGATGCGTCGGTTTGTTGCAACCAGCCAGCGGCAATTTCGTTGACAGCGAAACGGTCGGCGGCTTGCTGAAGTTTTAAGGCCGTCATGATTGCCCGGTTGCCTGTATAAAGCAGACCTTGAGTTGGTGCTAAGAATTGCACGACGTCATCGGTTGCAAGTGGGTAACCGTTGAATTCGACTTGGTCGGACGGGCCGAACCATTGCGGTCCAGCCTGATCCATGGTCGTCACCATTGCGGCGGGTAACCATTGGAACGAAAGCGGGCGTCCTGTGGCAGTGGATCGGCTGGTGATGTACCAGAATCCGCGACCGTGAAGCATAAGGTCCGTGACGAGCTGGGAGAAAATAAAGTTGCGCGTGACCTTGGGATCGGGCTGATCCATCCACGACTCGTTCTCCAAATAGATCTCTTCGTACTCTTCGCCAGTCCACTGGGTGGTGTAATGCTTAAGTTCTAAGCAGCCAACCATGGACGCAATCATTTGAATCGAGCGGGCAACAGTGGGAACAGAGAGGGCCAGTTCTTGCGACGCCCCGACGGAGTACGTATAGAACTGACCCACCTGTGCGGCAGAACCTGCTGCAGCCTGTATCGGCGCGGACGCAAACGCAGGGGTTGCGCTTACTTTCTTGCTACCGAAAAGAGCCATCACTAGCGATTCTCTCACACTTTTTGTTCTGTGTTAAGTACCCTCAGCCAAAAGCAAAAGCGGCACGCGACGACCGTACTGGTTTGGACGCAAGCATGATTCCCCACACGGCACAGCGCGCCAACTCAATCGGACCGGGTGACTTCTGCGAACTAAGAACAATAGACCCGCCAGTTTTGACGGCCACGGCTCGAGCGAGATGTTCGGCCAGTGCAATATCGCCAGTGTGGTTGACGCGATCCTCCACGATCATGGCGCGACAAGCTGCAGTCCATTTGAGTAACTCGGCGTAGCCGACGATTTGCATACGACGCCGTAGGTCTGGGGGACAGTGAATTTCTAGCGACGGGGTGACAGCAAGTTTTACCGTTTGGTCGTGCATGATCCGCACAACTTCCTCCCACATTTGTGCAGCCGACTCGACAACAAACGCGACCGACACAATCACGCGACCGTCATCAAAAGCAGTTGAGATTCCGACGTAGCGCGAGTCGTCAACCGATGAGTCAATGGTGAGCCACTGGGTCGGTGGTGCTGGTTTGTCGGATTTGCGATCATTCCATAGGTTGATCGGCAAATAAGAGTTTGTTGAATCCACCCACAGATTTAGGTGGCCACGAATGAACGCTTGACGGTTTGGTGAGTCGTAAGCCAACTCCAAAGCCTTGGCCGTGATCGTCGTCCCCAACGCTGGGTTAGCCCATCCCCAGTGCGACCGATCCTCAAGACTCACACCGGGCGGAAGTGACCACTCAGCGAAATAGAGCGCCGTTGGTTGACCCGAGTCAATCGCCGCAATGCCCTGTTCTCGAAGTTGCAACAACACCGTTGAACCTTGGTCGCCAGCAGTAGAGAACATCATCATCATCGGATTCTTGACCGCAATTTGTGACGGACGCAGAGCTGTAAAAACAACGTCGGGACCAATGTCCCACACTTCGTCCACCAGCAGAACTGACGCTGTCATGCCGTGCGCGTGAGCTGACGCCGCGACGACTGAAATGCTCGAGCCGTCTGGGAAGTTGATCCGCTCGTCACCGTTCTGCCAACGAACCTTGCAATCAAAGTTTTCAAGGTCGCGGACAACATCCCGAAACAAGGCCATGCTCCGACGCTTTTGGTTGGCCACAATGACGATCGTCTGAGGTTCACGGCGTGCAGCTGCATACTCGGTAGCCATGAAGCCGGCGACAGCACGCATCACCAGACTCTTGCCGTTTTGTCGGGCCGTACTAATACAAGCCTCACGGAACACAAAGTCGCCGTCAGCATCCACAGTCAACGCGTCGTTACAAATGCGCTTTTGCCACTCCATTAACTCAATATTGAGCACGCGCTTTGCCCACGCAGTCAGGGCAGGACCAAAACTCTCACCGGGTGGAACAGGCGTGACCAACCTCGGCTCGATACGACCAGATATGACCGAACTACCGCTGGTTCGGGCTGGTTCCTGCTGGTTCGGGCTAGTTGAGGGTATTTCGGGATAGGGGTTCGGGATGGTCGGTTTGTCCAAAAAAGAAACTTTTGCACGGTTTTGTACGCGTTGAGCTGTCTTCTTGTTCACATGGATGGCGCCGCGCCGAGCGTTGCAACTGGCGCATGAGCCGACGATGTTGGTTCTGTCGTAAGGGTCGCCGCCGCGGTCTAACTCGACAACGTGATCGGCTTGGCTACTTGGTTTCTTGTGGCACCAGTGGCAGATGGGTTCTTCTTGTAGGACTTGGGCCCTGAGTTGTTTCCATTGTTTGGTGTTGTATACAGGGTTCGCTGTCATGGTGAGATCATAGGGCAAGGTCAAGAGATACTGACGCCCAAGCGAGAAGGGCACTCGCTCGGTTGTCGTCGTTTGTCATGGGTTGCGCGTGTGGTGTTGTGCCCCCACTATTTTGGCAAGTAGCCACGGGAGCCTGTCTGAGTAGGTGGAGAACCGTTCGCCTTTGCGTTAGGGAACGCTGATCGCTCACAATGCGTGAGCGTCTACCCTCGTTTCCGAGTGTTCCCAGAGCAGGGGTCAGATTCCTGCAAGAGCTAGTGAACGCCTCTGTGCGCTCTGATGGTGTCAGTTGTGATGGGAGGCTAGACGCGCTTAACCAGTAAGGTCAAGCAGGGTCAACTGTTCAGAACGGTTCTGTTTATAACGATTTTGTTTGTAACCGGTTAACACTCCGCTTTTTTGTTGCGCGTTAGTCCTTACGCGATGACAATTAGCGCAGATCAAGTCACATTTGTCCATTTCGTGCAGCAACCTGACAGTTGTGTACGTATGAAGATATTCACTGATTGCAAATGATTTTTGCTCAGGGTCACGATGGTCAAAGTCAAATACGAAAGTGTTATCGCGTTCTACTTTTTTGAAACAATCCATGCACGCAACTCGAGCAACCTTTTGATCAATCAACCAATCTTTGCGATCCGCTTTCCGAACTGATGGAGGCTGACGTGCAATTCGTGGTCTAGAACCTTTTTGTTTCCTTGACCATTCAGTCGCAGCTTGTAAACACATTTGACAATGTTCGCCACGCTTTCGGTGATATTGATATTTTGCTCGAGTTCCACAAATTGCTTTTGTGCCGGGCAAACGGCCTGATCCAACGCCACCCATTATTCAGCTGCGACGGTTTGGTGCTTGTGGGATTCGAGTGCAACCCATTGGCCGTTAATGTTCATCTCGGCAAACTTGATCTTTTCGGGTGTGTAAAAGTAGCCGTTAATCGTCAGAAAGATGACTTTCTCATCCTGTACGGCAAGCGCAAACACTGGGGTTTTGAAAGACCATTCGTCGCTTCCTGTAGTGATCCGCATCGGGTTAATTGGTTGCATAAATTCAGTCATGGTTTGGTTCCCTTGCTAGTCGGTCGCTGATTTTGTCTAGGTCTTTAGGCCGCCAGACGTGGACTTCTTCGCCCGAGTCTTCAAGCGCGTTGATCCAGTCCCACTGCAAATTACTGACCACACCTTTGGGACCTTTTAATTCAACAAAGATGGTGCCTCGCACAGGGTGAGTCATTACTAGATCGGGAAAGCCTTGGTCGCCCGTAGTCGGCGTGATCCACCTACCCGGTCGGATCTGTGCGGGCTGGGTGTGCATAACTTTCCAACGATGCAACTTAGCCAAGGTGATAACAGCCTTTTGGAATTCTGCCTCGGACGGATCAGCCACCGTTCATGAGCCTGTCAATAAGTTGTGATGCTTCACGCTTGGTTTCAGGGACAGGACCTTCCCAATTTTTGGCTCGAAGCATCCCAAGTTGTTTGGCGGTCGGCGGTTCACCCGATGATCCGATGGTTTGAGTGCGTGGTTGTGCAGCTTGTGGCGCGTTGGTTGTTGTTTGTGGTTCACCGCCTTGGCGGTACACCTTGACCATTTCCTCCAGTGACGCACGTTTGTTGGAGCCTTGATACTGGTAGTTAGCAAGTGCGCGTCCAGCGGCCGAAGTCTCACAGTTCTCTAACGCGCTAGTTTTGTTAACCATTGACGAGCCACGGACTTCCTCAGCAAACCCTGTCGTTGTCGGTACTGGGTCAGCAATGTCGGCATACAACGACGCCTTCATAACGATTCGAGTGCCGTCGTCCACAATGATTTCGGTGACAATGCGTCCGCGTGGGCAGTCTTTCCAAAAAAGTGGGAGGCGTTCTTGCACTGACGCGTAGTCAGCTGGATTGAAACTCATGATTCCATGTCCTTCATGTGTCGGGCCTGTGCAGCCGTTTGGTTTTTGAGATTGTTAACCACTCGAATCATGGAGACACAACGTGCAGTTTCCTCAACTGTCATTCCTTGAAAACCAAACTCTTCAGCGCATTTAAGACATATGCCACGCAGCTCTACACGCATCCGAATATCGGCAGAATTAAAACCTGACGCGCAAATGTTGCAGTTCATTTGAAACCGCCCAGACGCATAGCCACGATCGCGTCCTGAGTGCTTTTAGTCAGATTAGACAGATAGATACCGTTCTCCTCAGCAACATAAGCCAACTCAAACAAGGCCTTACGCAACATCTCAATATCTGTCTTTTGAGCGTCTAACTGCCAAGCGGCTGCTTTCATAGCAATCTCAGCTTTAGCGATCGCGGCGGTCATGTCCGCTAACTGTTGGTTCATGGTCGGGGTTCCTTGATTTGTCGGTATTTGCCGTCACGATATACCAGCGGTGTGGCTGGGTTTGTGTCGGATTGTAGTTGGCGTCGTTCTTTCCATGTGAGACCCCCCCATATGCCGTAGCACTCAAGCTGGGTCGTGGAATATTTGAGGGACTCGGCTAGGCAAGACGCCCTGACGATGCAGGTCGCGCAAACGGCTTTTGCTTCAGCAATTTTTTTGCGTGAGTACCGTTCACCCGGTTCAAAGATGAACAGGTTTAAGTCCATGCCTCGACAAGCTGCGTGATCCCACCAGCGGTCTAGCACAGTCGCCAAGGTTTCCATCCGCAACTGCCTGTCTCAGCAATATCGG